TTTAATAATTTAATAATTTAATAATTTAATAATTTAATAATTTAATAATTTAATAATTTAATAATTTAATAATTTAATAATTTAATAATTTAATAATTTAAAATACTTTATTAAAATATTTTAAATATATATTTTATATATGTATATAATATATGTCTGAAGAAGATACTTATTATCCATTATTAGAAGATAGTGATTTTAATAATAAATTACAAAACCATCCTGAATTTTATCAGTATAAATCAGAAAGCGATAAGTACATTTTGGAAGTTATGAAAAAAAAAGCATTAGAAAAATGTAATAATGCTGGAGGATATATATTTAAAAAAATCCAAACATTTGTATCTTCCTTCTTATCATTAAATACACCATATAATGGAGTATTATTATATCATGGTGTAGGTGTAGGTAAAACATGTTCATCAATTTTAATTTCAGATAATTTTAGAGATTATATTAAAAAACAAAAAAAAAAAATCATTATTCTTACAAAACCTACGGTTAAAGACGGATTTAGAAATGAAATTTTTAAAATTAATAATAATAGTATTGATAAAAATCAATTTACATGTACTTCAAGTGAATATAGTAAAGATTATGAAGATTTTATAAAAAGTAACAAAAATGCAGATAATAAAAAAATAAATGAATTTACATCAGGTATTATAAATGATACATATGAGATATATGGATATATAGAATTTGTAAATAAATATGATAATTTAATAAAAACTAAAAGTAATGAATATGATAAAGATAAAATCAATCAATTATTTTCAAATTGTGTTTTTATTATTGATGAAATTCATAATTTACGCGAAGAAAATATAGGAGAAGAGTCCGATGATTTAACATTAGAAACCACTAATACAGATAATAAACAGTCACGTATTATTATTGAAAACATTATTCGTAATTTAAATGAACCTATAAAACTTATATTGTTATCGGCAACACCAATGTATGATAAATATGAAGAATTAGAGTATATTATAAATTTACTTTTATTAAATGATAAAAAAAAATCAAGACTTAAAAAAACGGTTATTAATAATTATGTTAACGATTTAGATGAAGATTCTAAAATAGAAATTATTGAAAAAACTAGGGGATATATATCTTATATAAAAGGCAATGACCCTCATATATTTCCATTAATATTATATCCAGAAAATAATTCTAAAATAACTTATACAAATACACCTAATGGTGATATTACTAGTGATAAAGTTAATGCAGTTATATGTAATATGAGCAAATTACAACAAAAAATATATAGTCAAACAAGTAAAATTAATGAAAAAAGAAAATATAGTAATGTAGTTTTTCCAGAAAATAAAAAATTTGATTCATTATTTACTTATAATTCAAAAAGTAAAAAATATACATTTAGTAAAGATAATTCTGAATTATGTATAGAGTTTTTAAATAATATTGATAAATATTCTACTAAAATAAAAACATTACTCGATAATTTAGAAAATAGTAATGGCAAAATATTTATATATTCTGAATTTAAAAAAGGTGATTATGCGGGCACATTTTTATTAGGAATTGTTTTAGAATATTATGGATATTTTAGAAAAACAATCCGAAAAGAGAAAAATGGATTAATTACTAATTCATATTTAGATAATAATAATGTTAGTGATAAAAAAAAATATTACATTATGGTCGATGGTTCAACTGCACAAGATGATTTTACATTTTATAAGAATACATTTAATAGTGATAATAATATTAATGGAAATATAATTAAAATAATAATTGGTACCACAAATATGATTGAAGGGGTTAGTTTAAATAATGTTAGACAGATTCATATTATGCAACCATGGTATAATATATCCAGAAATGACCAAATTGTTGGACGCGGTGTTAGACAATGTAGTCATATAAAATTACCATTTAATCAAAGAAATATAACAATTTTTAATTATGTAGCAGTATCACACGAATTTAATAAAGTTGAAAATAATTATTTAGTACCACATAATTTAGATACACAAAAACAAGATATTGATTTAAGAAAATTATATTTAGCAACTGAAAAGATTAAAAAAATTACATTATTAGTGGATTTACTTAAAACAAATTCAATTGATTGTTTACTTAATGAAAATATTAATAATATTGAAGTAAAAAATGTAGATGATGTAAATCAATATGAAAAAGATTCAGTTATTGAACATATAGATTCATTTGGAAACAAACAACTCATAAGTTATATTAAAACAGATAATATTAAATGTAATAATATTGAAGACAAACCAATAACAACAAATAATATTTATAATTATCAACTAAAAACATTTATGAATAAAAATTTAAAAAAAAATACAAAGTACTTTATTAAAAACATTTTTACATTAGGTATTTTAAGAAAAAAAGAAACAAATAAAATTATTACATATCAAACTAATAAAATATATTTTAGTTATAATGAATTATTTGAACAATTAAAATTATATAATTCAGAAATAGATGAAAATTTATTTAAAATATCATTACAAGATTTAATTTTAAATAAAGAAATATTTTATAATAAATTTAATAAACCTGGTTATATTATTTTTAAAGGTATATATTTAATATTTAAGTCTAGTAATTTTGAGAATATTAATTTACCTATTGAATTTTCTATGTATCCTTTTAATAATAAAATTAATGTTATTGATAATTATGTATATTATTCAGTAATTACTAATTTAAAACCAAAAACTACAAAATCGATGCCAAAATTAACACCAACTAATAAAACCGGTGACATAACTGATAAAACAGGTAACACAACTACAAGTGAAGATACAACTGATTTAATTACAAAAAAAACATTATCTAATAATCAACAATTAATTAACGATTTATTAGATGCTTGTAAAAATGATGGATTAATAGAATCATTAAAAGAACCATCATTATTTAAAAAATATAATAGTATTTGGGCAAAACTAAGTCCATATACTGCAAAGAAAAAAAATGGATTAACATTATATGATAATACTATTATAGATTTAGATAAAGATTTAGAACAACAAAAAATTGTACAATTATATAGTTCAGTATCTAAAATATTATTTAAAGTAGATATAATTCCAAATGAAACTGAGACACAAAATACTTTAAAAACATTTTATAATAACTATTATAATATACATTTTATATTTAATTATAGTATACTAATTGTTACATATTTAAAATGTTTATTTTATCGAGTACATATTAAAAATGAAAAATTAAATATAAAAGAACAAAAAATATACGACTATTATAAACATTTAATACAATCAGAAACACCTTTAGTATTTAAATTTATTGACTTTTTTAAAAATGAACTTAATATATATAACTATGATTATTTAGGTTTAATTTATTACGAATTCAAAAATGATAAATGGGTTACACATAATATTTCATATATAAATAGTACTGAATCAAAAAATAGTTTTACATTTTATAGAGTATTTCCTTCATCCATTAGTGATAAAAACAAAACAATGTCAAAATTTCTTACAAGTAAAAAATTTATAATGGACCAATTAAAAATTGATGAATTTGATTACAATAGAATATATAAGTCATTTGATTTAAATAATTATTCTAATTATAATAATACTTATTTTACATATAGTGGAGATCCAAGTGATCCTAAAAATAATGTTGTATCAGATAATACTAAATTATCAAATGTAATTGGAATAATAATGATAAATAGTTCTAATTCTAATTCAAGTCTAGAAGATTTATCAAGAAGTATATTTACATTAGGTACTATTTATTCATTACATAAAAATAATCAAAATTACTATTTAAAAGCTGCAGCAAATACTGGATATATTAATATAAGTGTCCAAACTTCAAATAATAAAATTAAAAGTACCGGGGGGATAAACAAAATGAAACACGTATTATATTGTATTTTAGACCAAGTAGAAGAATTAAATTATAAACTTTTATTAGAAATTATATTAAATTCAAATATTGATAATTTATGGTATAATGAAGAAATTAAATTTGATATGAAAGAATTATTTTCAGATATTGATTTTAGTAATCCAAGACTTACGCAAGAAAACTATAATGAATTAAATACTTATCTAATTAATCTAGATGACTTTAATGAAGTCTTATTAGAGTTAGACACAATTAATAAAAATTTAAATGATTATAAATATAAATTCTATCTAAATTATAATTCTATTTATAATATACTAAATACACAAAAAAAATTAGAAGAATCTGTACTAGTTTCTTTAATTACTTACTTATTATATGATCTGGATAATTATAAGATAAATGAATCATACCGTAGTTTTTATAATAAACGTTGGTTACTTAATTTATTAGAGTCATCTTTATTTAATACTAAATTATTGGATATTGCTTTAGTATCATCATCTCAACTTAAATCAGTAACACAATCACGTATTGCCGATAGTGGTTCTTTTACATCTAATACGTTTATTTTGTCAAAAAAATGGGGTGATAAAGATTCTAGTAAATATAATAAGTTAGATAATTAATATAATTAATTATACATATAAATATAATCATAAATAGTCTCTATTTTAATTTTACTAATCTCAATATCAAATATAATTGAATATAACTCTAACGCCTTTTCAAATAACTGTTCTAGAATTATCACATCATCTAATGCTCTATGATGACGTGAACAATCTATTTTATAAATCTCACATAAAGTTTTTATAGAATGTGAATTTCTATTTGGTAATAATTTACGAAATAATAATAAAGTATCTATACTTTTACATTTAACATTAAAATATCTTTCAATAAATCTTAAATCAAATCTATCTCCATTATGAGCTATTAAATATACTTCTTTATATTTATTATTTTTTTTTTCAAAATCAAACCAATCATTTATTAATTCATATGATTGTTCTAATGTATTTCTATATTTTAATTTACTATTTGTAATACCAGTTAAATTTTCAATAGTACTAGATATTAATCTTTGCGGATTTATTAATTTATTGAAAGTATTACCAAAATTATCTTTTGCACCTATTTCTATTATAGAATCATTCTTTGTATCAACACCACTTGTTTCTAAATCGTAGAAAATAATACGATTCATTTTAATATACTAATTAAAAAAATCAATTTTTAAATAAATTATATATTTTTATATTTTTATATTTTTATATTTTTATATTTTTATATAAATCTTTTTATTTTATTTATTAATTCATTAGAGTTATCTAATAATGTATTTAACATAGTTTTATTTATAGGTTTGTTTACAAAAATATAATCATGTCCTACATTTTTTATTTTATCTTGATTGATTTCAGTATTTTCAGAATTTTTAATATTTTCTATACTTTCTAAGTTCTCTAATTCATTATTATTTTCAATATCTAAAATAATATTACTATCATCAAATAATAAATCCAAATCATTATTAATCATATTAAAATTAGTTTCTTCATTATCTGATTTAGTTGTAGAAATCTCACTATATATCCATTTATTATTAAATAATTCATGCCAGTCTAATCTTTTATTATAATCAACTATTAATAGTTTATTTATTAAATCTTTACACTCATAACTAAATTTTGAACTAGTTAATATAGGTTTACTATTATTAATTTTATGAATTAAATCACTTATATTATTAGATTTAAATGGGTGATCTTTCATTACAATCTCATACATTATAATACCTAATGACCATATATCTGATTTTATATTATATTGTTGATTTTGTAATAATTCCGGTGCCATATATAATGGACTTCCACATACCGTGTCGGTTAGTAATGTATCCTTAAATTCTTTTGCAAATCCAAAATCACATAACTTTATTATTTTTGTTTGTTTATCAATTAATATGTTATGTGGTTTTAAATCTCTATGAACAATATTATTATCCATAATATATTTAATTGCTTCAATAATTTGTTTTATAATAAATTTAGTATCCTCCTCATTAATTTCATTATTATTAATGTAATTATATAAATCTGTTTCACATAATTCTAAAATTAAAAAAACATATTTATCGGTATGTATTGTCTCATATAATTTAATTATATTTTTATGATTTAATCTGGACATTATATCTATTTCTAAATTTACGTATTTAATATATTTAGGATCAGATTTTTTATAAATTTTTTTAATTGCATATTTATAATCTAAATTACTTTTTTCATATCCAATATATACTTTAGAAAATGTTCCCTTACCAATATAATTAGTATCGTAAATATAATTATTTATGGATTTCATTAATATATAATTATTATATTATAATTTTTTTTATGTTTTTATTTCTTCATATTATATATATAACAATGACTATTGCAAAACCGGTCTTTTTTAATGAACTAGGACAAATGTCCAGCATGCAGAATGCTTTAGGAGAGAATGAGATGGGTTTTCGAAGAAATACTAATGGAAATTTTGATACTTTAATTGTTCCAAATATTTTAAACGATGACCCAGGTTCTACATTCCATATTAAGGGTAACGATAATCTAGGAGAATTCGATTACATAAAATTTAGTGCAGAAAACAATAATAGAACAATTGATATTGAAGTTTCAAAAGATATCAACGACAAAATTAAAATAGATAACTCAAAGGGAACCACCACAGGTTCACTAACAGATGGTAGTATATTATTTAATGCTCCTTTAGGTGGTATAGGTATAAACTTTAATATGAATAAATTGTTACATATAGGTTCAGGAAAAATGAAATTTGAATCTACTAACACCGACCCGGAATCTGTTTTATTTACTACAAGTGGAGGTATGAAACTAGATATTAATGAAAATTTAGTATCAATAATTACAGGTAACAATGAAGAAACAATAAATGGACAAAGAACTTTAATTACAACAGGAACTACAAGTGAAACATTATATAGTGAAAAAACAGTAGTAATTAATTCAAATCTTATTGAAACAGTAACAGGTAATAATAATTTACATATTGAAGGTGATAATACAGAAACAATTAAAGGTAGTAGTAATGTTACAGTTAATGGTTCTTCTGGTTATACACTTAAAGCAGAAGAAGTACCACCCCCTAGCACCGGTACTATATCTGTTTGGAATCCCCCTAATGAAGTCTTTATAACTAATTATTCTAGTGTAAATCCTCCTACTGCTCCATTGCCTACAATACGTCTAGTAGATGGCTTTACAGATACAGGTAATTCATATCCAGTTCTTAATAGTGTTGGTTTGTATATTTTCAGTGATACAACACTGAGTAAGTTTTTA